TCCTCCTACGTTTAGAGTTCCATTGAAATCACCATTAATAGTAATACTTTCTGATAGAAATTGTTGAAAACTTTTCATTAGCATCTCCAGCGACGGCGGGCTTTACAAATTGCTTTATCTGGGTCTTTTGAGCAATCAATGTTATGCATGTCTTGCTGACCCTTAGAGCGGGCGCAGAAAGATTTGCGTCTCTTTGCTCTCTTACCACCAGGATTCTTTTCAGTTACCGCAGTTTTAAGTTTTGAACCTGGATTCTCACGACGATACGCGTCAACTGCTTTCTGACTCATACCATCCGTCTTATCACCTTTATTGACTGATTGCCAATCTTCTTTTACTTCACCCTTTTCCCAACCTATTCCATCACCATCATCATCCCACCAACGCTTTACTTTTTTCTTTTTATCTTTAAGTGGTTTTGCTTCAATGATGTTAATGGTTTCGAATTCCAGTGCTTGAAAATCATCTCTCCAGTTAGAAAACTCATAACCTTCATTCTTGGTCTTGTTACCCCAGTTTGCAGCACCAACCTTGCGACACTTAACTAATGCACCAGATGCATATGCACTTGGCCAAACTTTATAACGAGACTTTACTTTACTGTAACAAGCATCTTTTTCTTCCACTACACTAAACTCTGGCATTTCTTTTTCAAATGCCTTTTTGCCGTACTTATTTCCTGCTGCTGAAATTTTCTGTCTTGTAGTTTGCGTAGCCGATGGTGGAATTATATCACCAACTTTATATGGTTGATTTTTTTGTTCAATAAGATCACCTTCAAGTTTATTGGATTGACTCAATAATCTTTGGATCTCTGCATTTTGGCGCATTCTTGCATCACCAATTCCAGCACCAACTCTATTCACCATACCACCACCTCTGGCGTTGGGAAGAACTTCTTTTTTAGTCTGTTTCTTAGCAAAAGGATTTTTAATATCGAGATTTGGATGTCCAATATAACCATCACCTGGTTTTCCACCAAGAAACTCATTCAATGATTCCGATTCTGCTCTCCAATTTGAATATGAAGCATTCAAGTTTTTCTTTCTTTTGGACTCAGTTGCAACGTTCTTTGCCTTTCCTTTGCGATTTGGATTTGGATCTTGTGTTCTTTTTCTTTTTGCTGCAGCGTCCTCTTCCTTATCGCTCATTGCTGCTGCCATTTTTGAAGATCCGCACTTTGGTTTGGTTTTCTGTCCTGGTTGTTTTGCACAGGGTTTTCCTGCGTATTTACCACCCAATTGAACCCAACCAGGGGTGCCATCAGAAGCGCGACTCTTAGTAAACCAGTCATGCAAAGAATAATCACCACTCTTCCTCGCTTCACTTACATCACCTCCTTCTTCATGTTCACTATCTTTCATTAGATCACCATTATCCATTACATGATGACCCTTGGGAATTCTCTTACATTTTTCATCAGTTCTACACCAATATTCACCTTCTCCACACTTTTTCTTTTCCTCTCCCATATATGAAGCAGCAGCATCCGTATTATGTTCAGTATCAGTCAATTTTGCCTGAACCCAAGCAGGGAGATTGTCCGCATCAGTTTTCTTTGCAAGAACTTTTGCAATCTTTTTAAGGTTATCAATTGAACCCTTTACTTGTGCCTTTGCCATTGACACTTCATGGTCTTTTTCTTTTGCTTCGTTCATTTTCTTTTTACGTCCCTGACAATGAGCACGCTGAGAAAACCCTTTTGGGTTGTCGCAATTGATTGACTTCTTGTATTTCTCAGACCAACTCATTTTGAGTTATAAACTATTCTTTATTATTTAGAAAACCTTGCTTGAGAAGTTTTGACAATTCACTTGTAGATCCAACAAACAGTGCGTTATTCGTTACATTATTTGTTGTCTGTTTCGTACTTTCATCTTCAAGATCTTTAAGTTTCTTTTGAAGATCTGCCAATTTATCCGTTGTATCAGCAACACTCTTGATAAGTTGTCCAGCAACTTCATATGCTCTTGGACTTGCACTTTCTCCCGCAAGTTCCATAATGCCATTAATTGCTTCTTGTCCCTTTTCTATAAGAGAATATAAGTTTGCACGAGTATACTCATAATCTTTTCTTATATCATTTTTTTCTAATGGGATAGAAGGTTTTTGAATTGTGGTTGGTTCTGCTTCAACAATGCTACTCTCAATATTGAGTGCTTTGTCAATAGAATCATAATTATCTTTCATGATTATTATGGGAGATCAATTTGGCGAGTTGGGCTGTATTCTTTTCCGTCCGAGAACATTGTCCATTCTTCATCGAATCCAAAATTATCTCCTGGTTGAAGAAGTGCATGATCAAGTTGATTAATTACACCATCATTGTTTTTATCTTCCAATGCTTTTGGTGTGACTGTATATCTCATTTCGCGTTTTGCAGTTGCAATATCAGTGCTTGTATACAAATCAACTTGAACCTTACGAATGAGACCATCACTGGTATCTGCAATTGGACCAAACAGATATGTTTTTGCTGTAAATGATAGTGTATGTATTAAAGCTCTTCTAGTATCAAAATTTCCTTCATAATCATCTTGGAAATTGACTGATTCTAAAATAATTGGAATATCTCTCTTTTCCCCAATAGAATCGACTAAGTCAATTGTAAGATTGAAGTGTGGTTGAAAATATGGCAATATTTGCTCTAAAATTTGTAAAGAATCATCATTGAGTTTTGATAAAATATTTAACTCAAATCCGATATTGTAAGGAACTGGCATAAAAACTTTCTTTGCCTTAGTTCCATCCTCGCAAGTTTTAAAAGTTTGAACCAGACTAGATTTTCTTGTTGGATCATATTGAATAGAAGTCATTTCAAATGAAATTCTAGGCATTGTGATTTGAATTGGTTTATTCAAATCTGGTTGTTGAGTGACTTTTGCTAAAAACTTTTGACTTGGTCCATACGCCAAAGGAACTTTAAGATCGCTGATATCATTTCCGCTCTGATCTTGGTGGCGAATGTGAATATCATTAAACAGCGTTCCAAACGCTATAATTGTTTTTCTGATTATCTCGTGATAATAATAAGTTCCTAACATTAATATGTACCAAATGGATTTGACTCACTGAAATCTAAAATAGATTTGCCAAGAGCTTCGAATTCGTCGTTCTCGGTATATTTATCGTATGTATCATCCTGTATATAATATTCAACAGGATATGATGCACCGGATTCTTTACCTATCAAGAGTTCTCCTGGATAGAATCCAAACTGAGTAGATCCAATACTTACATTGGAAATCTTAAGAATCTTAGTGTCTTGATCCCACTCTTTGACTCTTGCTTCCGTTTTGGATCTTGATCCATAAACAATTTCGTTGAAGTAAAAAGTTCCAAGACCTGCCGATAAGGATTCTGGATCAGAAATAGTAACTTGTGGTGAAGAACTATATCCTCTTCCAGGATCTTGAATGTAAATTGCTTTAAGAACCGAACTCGATCCTTCATATCCAATAGATGCAATACCAATTGCAGTTTTTGCAATACCACTAGATGGAGGTGCAGCAACTGTGACTATTGGTGTTGATCCGTAACCAACGCCACCATCGGTAATAGAGAATCTTATGACTCCTTGTCCAGATGTTGTAATTGAGGCAGTTGCAGCAGCACCTACGCCACCACCACCCGTTATAGTTATGATTGGTGCTACCGTATAACCAGCACCAGCGTTTGTTAGTAAAATCTTTTCAATCGATGTTACACCGCCTCTGGTTGTTATAAATCCAACAGCAGTTGCATTATCACCGACCTGTCCAGTTGGAGAAGATGTGATGCCAATAGTTGGAACTGATGTAAATCCAGATCCATCATTATTTAAGAAAATCTCATTGACATACCCACTTGATACTGTTCCAGAAATGAAAGCAACTGCCGTTGCTGTTCTACCAACACCAATAAGTTTGAGAGTAGTAATATATCCTTCATCTTGAACTTGCGTATCAACTTCGCTAAGTGAAGTATCGATAATTTCATCTTCATACTCAAAGAGTTCACATTTTAATTCATAAACGTAGTTTTTCCCCAATTGGAAAAATGGATTCTCATGCTCTACAAATTTAACTTCAAACAACCTTTCCCCAAGAGGAAAATAAATTAAATCTCCTTCTCTTGGACGTGTTGATAAAATTATCTCCCCCTCACCAGTACCATCATCTAAACCTGCCATGAATGGTGCGATAAAGTCTTCAAATCTTTCTTTTGATATTGTCAATACAAGTTCATCTCTGATACTTACACCAAACTTTGTTAAGATATCACCGGCACCAGAGTATCCATCATAGTTATTGACATATGCCTCAATAGCAAAGTTATCGTCAAATTTTGATGATTGAACTTCTTCTATAATTGATTTTGTATTGACATACTTTCTTGGTATATAAATTACCTCTACACCATGAAATTTTAGGTGCTCATTAATTATATCCTGAACAAGTCTCTGCTCAGAAGCGGTTCCCTGTAGAAAAAAAGGATTAAGTGCCATTATCCAATAAAGTCGAGAGGTGGAAGTTCATATTCCATTGCCATTCTGGATCTAATATCACTTAGTTCTTGCTCTGCTGCCTGATAGATTTCTCCTCCATTGAGTTCAATGCCACCAGGAAGTTTAACGCCTTTGAATTTGCTAAGATTTTGTCCCCACTGCCTCTTGATCAAGGCAGTTAGATATCTTTTTAAGAAACTGTCATTATAAATTTGTGAAAAAGATGCTGGATCGAGTGCTCTATAGCATTCAAGAACTATAAAATCTCCTTCCGCTTGTGATCCCCAATCAATGTCCAAATATAATCTATCTTGTCTCTTATTAAATCTAATTTGTTTATCCGTTGTGAGTAAGAAATCAATATCTTCAAGATATGATTTTGTCATAGCATACTGCAAAAGTTCAACGGAATTGAAATAGTATAAGTCATTCAAGAAAAGTTGATATTTGATGCTGAACATTCCACCAGAAATTGTACTAGTATCAAAGCGGAATATTCTTTCAATACCAATTACCGAATCTGGAACTTGGATAAAATTTGATGTCTCATAAAAATTGGAACTAATAGTTCCATATCCACTGATGTTGGTTGATGTTCCTGTTGTAGTTACAATGCCAACACCAGATGTTCCAGATGCTTTTCCTCTATCAACATCATTTTGGGTAATTTTATATTTGAGAAACATCTTCTCAACACCATCATAATGACGCTCATTGAAATATTGAATGGCATCATCGACTAGATCATCAATTTGATCATCATCAACGTTGATTTCCAATACGGGAGCACCAAGTTGACGTAAACAATAATCAATTAATCCTTGCCTAGTTGATGGTTTTGCCATTCTTTTTACCCTTCAGACTTCTTAGATCTCTTTAGTGCATCATATTTATTTTGAAGATCAAGATTTGCTGCTAGAAGATTATTTTTTTCCTGATTGAAGTCATCAGTCAAAGTTTGTAATTTTGCTTCTAGCAGTACATTTTGATTTGTTAATCCTGCCAATTTTTGATTATATAAACGAATCAAAACATTAATGTCAACTTCACTATCTTTTGTCATTTTTTAGAATGTTCCTCCGTCAAGAGTAGATGTCCAGTGTGGTTTATTAGTATATATTACCGATACATTAGATGGGATTGAAGTCAAATCGGTAATGAAACCATTTTGACCTTCTCTTCTGATGTTATAGGTAGTTGTAAATGTTCCTTCAACTCCTATAAGATCAACTGTTGATGAGCTACTAACAGATGTTTCGACAACACCATATGCATTAGAAGAATCCTGTCTAATTACATCACCAGCAGTTGCTGTAATTGCTGTACCGAGTGTTAATGTATTCTTTGTAATTGCTGTTAAGACCTGTTTTGAAGTTATAACAGGTGAAGCAGGATTGTTAGTCGATCTTTGCAGACCAGTATCATCAAAGAATACAACACCATTGGTACTAAAATCACCAGCCTGGTAATATATACCTTTGATATCTAAGAAACCTTTTGTTCCAGTTACAACACTATTTGTTATAGCTGCATCTGGAACATAAGTCCATCTTCTGCTGTTATCTGCATGTGTTCCATTTGTTAATGGAGTAACACCACTATCTGCGATTGAACTATCATCAAAACCAAAGAACCCAACCTTATTGTTTGATGTTCCTGTGCTTGTGTTATAATTAAATCCAACACCACGATCCGTGTTTGTATCGAATGCGTGTGTAAAAGTTAATTGGGATGTTGTACTAATTCCACCAGTAACATTATCCTGAATAGTGATAATCTTATTAACACTATCATAGGATGTTACAGTAGATACTCCAGATATTGAAAGATTTGCGTTTCCACTAACAACATCACCTGTATTAATTCCTATTACGGAATCTAATCTAATCGTGTTTACACCGACAACAACCGTTTCCATTACGGTTCTTGCGCTTGTTACATCACCAAGGATGATAATAGCATCATTTAAATCAACCGTTGTTGAATTTACAGCAGTTGTTGTACCATCTACTTGGAGATTTCCTTTGATTACGACGGTTCCTTCATTGCTCAAACCGTCAGGATATGGGTCAATGTATAACGTATCGCCACTACCACTTAATGTCGATATTACGTTGTCTTCAATTTTAACAGAATCAAAGATGGCAGAACCAGATACACTAATATTTCCGCCAACATTGAGATTCTTCTCAATACCAACACCACCTTCAACTACCAGTGCGCCAGTATCTTTATCTGTAGATTCGGTTGAATCTCCAATGACTATCTGAACGCCGCCATCAAAGTACCAATCGGCACCCTCAACCTCAAATCTATCGTCGGTTGTTTCATCATAACGCATTCCTACGTTATTGTCATCACCAAATGATAGATACGTATTATCTGGAAGTCTTACGCTACCAATTCCAGCTGGATCGATATTGATGTTGCCATCAGTATCTGTTGAGGTAATCGTATTTCCGTCAATTCTTAAATTATCTACGTTCCATTGATCAACTTTTAATGACTCTGCACCACCTAATGCACTGTTTGTTGCAGGAGCCATAACGGCAACGACGCCGTTATCTTGATTTCTTGTATTCTGGACACCTGAGACAGCACCAGGAGAGTGCTCCATCATCGAGGTGTAGTAATAACCACCAACGGGATTGGCGTTAGTACCATCATCACCTAAGAAAATTCTGTCCTTGTATTGGTTTAGTCCACCGTAACTACCAATACCTGTTACATAACCAAGTTCGCCCCATTGTAATGATGATGGTTTGTTAGTACCCGAGGATCTTTTGATCCTGATAATACTTGCCATGTCAGAAATTTCCTCCGTTGATGTCTAAATTCTGAGTTGCCCCTGGTGTGAGTTCCAACGTTGCTTCCCACTTTCTAATGCTACTGTTATAAACAAGTACCATACCATTTTGTAAGTTAGAAGCACTAACATCACTGAGTTCTGCCAAAGACAGTCCCTGGGCACCTGCAAGCGAAGATATAACTTTTACTGCTGGTTGTTGACCTACTCTGACTTTGATTTCAGCCATTTATATACAGTTCAGGATCTAAGAATATTTATATTGTTAAGATCCCATGAGAGAGGTAACAACCTCTTGCTGTTTAAAGTAAAGTTTTACGTAAGATTTTGCAAGATTACGTAAATCTTCCAAAGAATCAACCTTGTCAATTTCAGACGCTATTTTGAAATATTCAAAACTTTTGGTTAGATTTTCCAACTCAATTTTGTCTGGATCCATTTGTAAGTTCCTTTAATAGAGATTTAATTTCTTCAATATCACTTTTTATTTGATTAAGTTCATCTTTTTCTCTTTGTTTCTGCTCTTTCATCCTAATATAATTCGAATATGCAGATTTATCTGTATTAACGATAGCACCAGTAAATCTATCCCTAAAAAGGTTACTGTAACCCTCTACAGGTATTAGGTCCTCATTGTCATTGTTCATATCATGCAAGAGCAATTGCTCTGAAATCTTTGAGTTTTACTGGTGTCGATTCATTCGTAGAAGAAAGAACAACCTTAATAACGAATGCATCAAATTGATCCAGATTATTTGCAGTAAACTGATATTCTGAGAATGATTGTGGAGTATTGGGAGATACAAAAGCATCAGCTTTTCCACTATTTTTGCTTGGATCAATTACTTCATCTCCAAATCCATCACCATCAGTATCCTTCATATTATCATATCCAGGGAAAGGAACGAACTTCTGAGTAATCTCAGAAGAATCTGCCTTAAACAGTTTATAGAAGACTCTGAAATCAGCACCTTCTTGTCTGTTTGCACCGATCATAACACGGAGACTTGTTGCTGGTTGTTGTAAACCAGTCATCTTTGTGACGAATACTGCACCATGAGGATCACTAGTAACTTCATTTGATCTACTATCCTCCACATAATTATCAATTGGGTTATTTGATTTGTTTCTTCCAAGAACAAACGTTGCATTCTGAATATCCATTACAGGAGACAGATCTTCGTTTTCAGTCTTAAAGTCTACGCTTAAAGTCAGTGATTTATTTGAAGGAAGATTTGTAAGTCTTGTTGTTTCATTGATTCTGGAAGCAACCATTCTTGGTGTGCGGAAATGTAGAACTCTATTCAGTGGAACAGATTCAAATCCCTGATCAATGAATGAAGTTTCATCTCCACCAGCACTTGTTCCAGAAATTGTTCTAATTCTGCTGCTTGCAGCGGTTCCTTTTCCTGGAGTGATCAAATTGAATATTGGTTCAATTGTACTAAACTGATGGTTTTGTGAAATTCCAACAGTATTTCCACCAAATCCTTTTTGTGATGCAAAGTTGAGCATACTTCCACCAGAAGATCTGTTGGTTGGGGTTGATCTATCAAATTCCAAATAGTAGTTGTCAAGATTAGAACTTTCGTTCTTATAATATGTTGAAGGAATGTCATGTGTAGTATTGATTCTCATAAGAGAAACACCATTTACTTCATATGGTTGAATGAAATCGGTTGATGGGTGGTCAACTTTAACCGTCCCATTCAGATTTCTTCCATCAATTGTAAGAGTTCCTGCTCCACCAGAACCTGCTGTAATAGCACTATAAGAAACGACTTCATTTTGAATCAGAGCATAACCACGGCTAGTTGTAATTCCTTCAAAAGTGCCAAATGGTACTGTGTTTGCAACAGATACGGTAGTATCATTCAATCCAAAGTTGGAATTTAATGCAATCTTTTCTCTGTCTGGAAGAACATTAGTAATTTCAATCTTATTGTTTCCACCATGATGTGCATGGTTATACTGTTTGATTCTGAAAACATTTCCAGTGAATCTATCATCAATGAGACTTGAAGTTCCATTTACTGTGGTTGGACCAGAAGTATTTGTTCTTGTAGTTTCATCAAATTGGTTTGTGTAATATACAATAGTTGATGAATTAGTGAAGTTTTCACCTTGTACATTTGTGAGATAAATGGTATCAAATGTATTGTGTGCCTGAACACTGATTTTTGCACCAGCACCTCCACCAATACTTGCTGTTGTGATACCCAGAACTTCACCGTCAACATATCCATTACCGGATGTTGTAATGTTGACAGCAGTAATTACATTTCCAGTAACTGTAATAGTTGCCTGAGCGCCAGTTCCTTTTCCTGAGATCGAATACAGAGGTATATTGCTGTATGGGGATCCAGAACTTGGATACTGACTTCCAGATGTTAAAATACTTACACTTCCAGTTCCTGTTGGAATTCCTCCACCAAGATTTTCAACAATACCAGTAATGCTTGGACTTGTTCCCTGACCAATTCTAACTCCTGGTTTGATATTAGAAATATCTGTTGCATTAACACCAGATACTGAGAGTTTCAGTTTTCTTGGTAAACCTTCTATTGGATTGTTCACGAGTTTGGAAACGTTTGTTCCGTTTGGAGTAATATCAGAATTATGGAATGTAAGAGTACCAGATGGAACAAATTTTGCTTTATAAAGTTTGAATGTCAGATCTTGATATTGGCTTGCTGTCCAAATTGTACCATTTTGAGACTTGAACAGAGATCCACCAATATACTGCTTAGTGACAACAACATTTTGAACGTTTGGTAAGTTTTGAGTTGTAACTGTCTTCTTACCCATTGTCGCAGTCCACATCTCATATCCATCAGATGCGGGAGAAAGAATTACAATTGCATATTCCTTATTCGCCTCAAGATAAACAGGAGATGGGAATCTGACTCTTGTTGGAACTGGTTCGAATGGATTTGCCTCATTGATATTAATATTTTCTGGATTAAGAGCAATTTGCGTATAATCCTGAACCAAGAATGATGTTGGAGTTCCGAGTTCAACTGTTCTAAGTTCAACATAAATTTTTGCACCAGGATCTTTGGTTGCAAAATAAAGATCAAATGATGTTAAGAATGCACCTCTTCCATCAACAGTAAACGATTGTGCAAGAGGGTCTCTATGTGGTGCTTTAACTTCGACATTAACTTCTGTTGCCTTTGCTGCTGGTTTGGGTGGATTTCTAACTGCAACACGACTTGTTTCTTGTGTAAGAATCGTTCCAGATCCACTATATGATCCAAGTGCTTCACTAGCAAATACTGTCGATCCAGGAAGTGGAGTAACACCAGGTGGAACTGCTGTAACTTTTACGGTTTTTGTTCCACTCTTAACCTTTACGGGTGGTGGTGGACTTCCATTTGGATCTCTGAAGAAGAAGTTTGCAACAATATCTCCCCAGTTATCAGATACGAGTTCTGCTCTGGTAATTTCGGCAATTGCACCACTACTTCTACCAACAACTCTTGCACCAGAAGTTACATAACCATAATACTTTTCATCAGTTGCCAGTGCTCTTACACCAAAGTTGATCAGTTTTGATGTTGGTGAATATGATTCTCCAGGTGCGGGACGTGTTCTATCGTATGGATCAACACTATATGTCTCAACCAATACCGCAGGAGATCCTAATCCAGCACCAATATCTGGTCTGCCTGTATCTCCAAACTTATGATTTGGTTTTTGAACTCTAATGTAACCAATCTTTCTTCCACCATAGAAGACATCTGCATCTTCAAATACCTGGAAAGTTCCAGAAACCATTTCGATTTCGCAAAGTTTTGGTACAATATCAACTTGCTGACTATCAAGATAATGATAATGCTTTGTAAATGGTCTCAATCCATTAGCATTAAAATATACGTTTCTTGAACGCATATATGGATCAACAGTTCCAGAAATCTTAACGTCTTCAACGTAATTAAATTCTCTTGAAGGACCAGTAAGTTTTGGAGTGTATGCTGTTGTTGTGGTTGTGGTTGTTGTAGTAAAGGCTTTGGTTACCTTTTCTCCTCTACCACCACCTTTTTTGTAGGTTACATATTCGGTTTGATTATCAACATTAACGTTTACCTTTGCTTCCTGCACCCACTCAGCACCAGTTGATTCTACTCTATGGTCATCAATATAAATTGTTCTGACCCAGTTATCGGATTGTGGATCGAGTGCAATACCACCGACAAACACAATAACATTGAATGGGTTAACATTTTCAACGTTAGTTGCATGTGGTTGAGTAATCCAATCAACTTCCGTATATGCAAGTGTTAATAAATCACCTGTCTTTTGGATATTTGGATCAAGAAGTTTAAGGTTCTGGGATAAATCTGCTTTGGTTCTATCGATACCAGGATCGAGTGCTAATTCGGCTTGCATTGACCAAAAGTCAACAGGTGCAATTGCAATAGCACCCTCTTTACTTACATCAACAGTGCTGTATCTGGGATCTGCAAGAGATTTGTCCTTGAAGTCGCTAACAATAAATCCAGATTTGAATCTATTTAAACCATTTGCATCAGTTACTTCCAGTGTCTTTGCATTCAATTCAAGCATAGACAAACTGGTAACTTCTTCAAGATTTTCAATTCTTTCTTCAAGTTTTGCGATATCACGCATCGTGAATCTTCTATTATCACGAAGAAGAATTTTTGGATCTTTTGCTGGATTGTAGAGATATGCTGGAAGTTTAATTTGAGCAATTTCCATTGCATCATCAGCAAGCACAGGTGCTTGTGGTGTATCACTTGGTTCACCTTGTACGACCTCAACTTCACCGAGACGGTTCAGTGTAAGTAAGTCAATTCGTGGCAGATAGTAACTATATCCAATAAATGAAGTTTCGTCTGGTGAAACAATATATCTGTAGTTTGATTCATATGATCTGCTGCTAAACGCAAATGGCGATGCATTTGTGCTTGAAGGATCAAATTCATTAACTCTTGGTCTAAAATCGAGAAGATCTGTTACTCTGACGCCATTTGGAATGGCAGGAATATCAGAGGTATATCTTTCTTGGGTATATGAGTTAACAGTGAAAATATCACCACTATTTCCAGGGGCAACTTTATAGTAGTTAAAGATGGCAAGAAGTTGTTTTGATGGAACTGTACTTCCTTGCTTTCTTCTAATTCTGGAATAATCACAATACTGATTCTTATGACCCTTGTCGAGGATATAATTATCAGTTCTATCTACATAACTGCCGTTTGTTACTTCCTGAATTACTGCACTAATTGAAGAATCTTTGAATTTAACAGTTTCCCCAACTTCAAAGTTTTCTTCGTTCAGATAAACAAAGTCTATTGTTGTTGCAGTTTTATTGACTACCTGAGCAACTGCTCTGCTATTTTGACCAACAATTTTTTCACCAGTAATAGCATTTGTATCAAGAGCCAGACCAGTTGCAAATGTTAATTTGTCTAAAACTGGTGCTGATGTATTAGTTGACTCATAAATCGCAATAACGTTCACTACGTCTGGAACGTTCAGTGAAATTTCTTCATCTTCAACTCTTAAACCATAATAAACACTTGTCGTAAGACCAGATGCGGTTGAAGATCCACTTGTTCTTGTGACTGATACTTGTCTACTTCTTTCAAAGTTCTTGGATTTGTTGGTAACGTTTCTCTTCTTCAGAGTTACGTTTACTGTTACATTATTTGTTTGGCTTGCAACAAGATTTGTAAATGAAATTGATGCGCCATTTGGTCCAAGAGTAAATTGATCAGATGTTAGATCTTCTGTTGAACCATCATTATAATGAATCGAATATCTCTCAGCATCAAATGCTTCAAAGAATGCGCTAGAAATTCCAGCAGCAGCGTCCAATACTTCACTAGTTGTGATTGTAAGTGTGCCAGTAGCACTTGTTGTTTTTCCAGTAATCTGTTTAGTAATCGTTAATTCGGAAGATGCAAGATCTACTGATGAGATATTAGATTCTGGGAGTTCTGCATAAAGACCAGAAGCATCAACACGACTGATCTTTGGTGCCATGATTCTAAAAATAGAATCACCATTATCAACGTTTGCTCTTGCAATACCAGAAACACTAGAATCTAATGCTGCAAGTCCAATCGTTGTTCCATTAGAAGCAATTGAAGTAATTCTATTGTAGTTTGGATCTGTCTGACCACTTGTTTGGTATGCAATAATTGCTTCTGTTTTGATTCCAGTTACTGCACTAAAAAATCTACCTGGAACCGCACCAGTATTTCCACCACTAACAGTCAACTTATCTGTAATAGAGAAGTTTGGTGGCATGTATTCATAAAGAACAGTATCTGCAATGAAGTCTGTTCTCAATGATGCATTCAATGTATCAGAATTTTGCCATACGGATTTGATATCTTCTACTACATGAGCATCGATGGCAGAAATACCAACTTTATACTCTGGATTTTCGTTAATGATTACTTGCTCACCAACTAAAAACTCACCAGAAGTTTGTGATAGACTAAATGCTGCATTATTTGGTTTTGCTGCAAGATATCCAGTTGCTCCACTAGAAAGACCTCTTACAAATGAAGTCAGTGGAACTTGTAATGTAGAGTATTCCTTACCGAGGTAAAGTGTGGTATATGTTTGAATATCATAGAGATAAAGATCCCATTCTGTGGTTGCTCCTGTATATGGAGCATCAGAAACACCATACCAATATACTCTTGCCTCACCAATCTTCAGACCAGTTCCTGCATTAGTTGTAGCAGTGTTTCTTCTTCTGTTATAAAGTTCGATTACATTACTTCCACTTCCAACAGGAGCACCAATATTGAGATAAGGAACACCATATACATTATTAACCTTTAAAAGACTTCCCATTGCAAATGGGACTAATGCACCATCAATTTTTTTGGTTGTTCTTGGTTTGGGGACATCTATAATTGTAGAACCAACAAGGTCAATATCAAAACCTTTAACGTATGCGGTTCCAGCAGATGCTCTAACACACATCAAATCATCATTAGGTAGATTACCCTGCTCAGTTCTTTGTCCCTCTCTGTAAAGGCCTCCGTTGCCAGTCTCGTTGTTCAGTGAATTGACGACATCAACCTTAAATGGATCGATTGCGTAGTTACCAGACTCTTCAAAAGTTCTCTTCGCAAAGTAATCTCTTATGAGACTATATTGAGACTTATCTTGAAGTTTTTTGATTTTGCCCTGATCAACTTTTACAAGCTCTACAAAGTTTGTATCTTCATAGTCTAAAAGTTGTTTCTTCGCTAGTTTAACACTTATTTTTAATCTATCTGCACCTGGTGCTGCATAGTTAGTAAATCCTTTCGCATTATCATTCAATGATGAATCATCATCGGAATTGATAATTTCTTCTAAGATATCAAATCCAACTCTATAAGATGGTTCATTATTATATGGATCGAGAATAATTTGAGTTGTAGGAACGTCTACAAATACTCCTCTGATAAAATAAACACCCTGAGAAACTCCAACTGCATATCCAGTTGCCGACGCATCTACTGGAAAAACAGTCAGTGCAGTATCACCACTGTTTAGAGTTGTGTTGCCGTATGTTACATTCTCTTCGAGTACTAATATCTCACCATCTTCAAATTCAACTGTTTCTCCATCAGTTGCTCCGTCACGATATTTGACAAATAGAGTAATCTCTTCAACACCCTCAGATGGTGGAAGTAAATATCCCTTTAATGTACCAACAATGCCAGATGATTGACCTCTTACCTTCGTACCTTTGCCATTATTCGCATTAACTATGGCATCAAGATAGACGGTAATATCAATACCCAAATGATCTGGATTTACCTTTATAGTAGTGAAGGCATTATCACAAGTAACCCCACCAGGGATTACCATAGATCCTTCTTTAAAGATATGACTTCCAAAAGACTCTAATTGATTTTGTAAAATCGATTGAAGACCTGTAAGTTCTCTTGCCTGAACTGGGTGTCCAGGTTTAAAAAGAACCCTATAAAAGTTATCCTCCTTATCAAAATCGTCATAATAAGGATTTACATTGAGATTAGTCTTTTGTGGCATTGTTTAAAATTCCAGTATAACTTTAATGTCTTCTTTTTGACGTAAGTTCCTAGAAATACTAGGTCTATTATCAAGATAGATTAAATCTCCTGATCCTTTATTTATTTCAGGAGTTGCCAAACCATTTGTAAAGTTAACACCAAGATTAACTAACTTTGTTCCGGTGGGATTTGTGGTTATACCAGCAAATCCAGTATCAATTGAAGCGGTAAATCCTGAAGATTGTCCACTAATAAAGTTTGATGATGATTCAAAATCATATACTCTACCATTGGTAGATATTCCAACATAATCCTGTTGATCGTATGTTGTTTGGTTATAATAGAGGGAACGATCTCTAAAATACTTCATAACACTGGTTTCAGAATCCCAGGAGGCAACATATCCGTATGCCTTACCAACTCCACCAGATACGGATTGCTCAATTTTTTCACCAATAGTTGGAGATCCTGTGATTGAAGAGAACTTCAATGAATATAATCCAGTAAATGTATTGTCAGTATAGGTTTGAGTTGATCCAATTGAAGTTGGATTTTTTACGATACCTACCTGAGCAAAACTTGTATCTACTGGGAAATCTTTTGTGGAGTCATCAAATCTTGCATAAACTAAAACTTTATCAGTACCAAGTTCCTTGTAGATATCATATCCATGACCCTTTGAGGGAGGAATGATGGGAACAAGTTTTGCACTAGTTCCTGTCGTATTTGCATTTATTGCACCCAAATCGACAAGAGCATATGTGTAACCCTTTCCACCAGAAGTAACAACCGCGTTGGTTATTTTTCCACCTTCAACATCAACTCTAACTTTTCCACCAGTTCCATCACCAAGAATGTTTAATTCTTGTCCAAGACCATTGGAGTAATTTGATCCAGATCTTTCAATATAAACTGTTTTAATTTGATTGTCATTTACCGAAGAATCTGCCGATTCTCTTATTGCTCTTATTTGTGGATCTGTTGAAGACCCCCAAGCATTTGGAACAGTAATATATTCGGTAGAATCAAACTTAATAATGTCACTGGGAGATATAGTGAACAAATATTTCCAGATATAACCATCACCACTATCACCAGCTCTTGATGGTTCTAAATCCGTAAAGGTTGGTTCATCCTGAGAAACATTACCTTTCAGATTCGTCCCGCTAGAACCATTTTCAATACAGATATAAACACGGTAATCCGAATTCATCACATAGTAATTTGCATCATAGAGTCTCGATGCATTAGTCAATGGGGAAGGATTGCTGACACTGTAATCATCACGATACATTTCATATCGGTTTCCAGAAACCCAATCTATTCTTCTAATGATTCTTCTAATATTTGCCGAAGTTATTCTCTTTCCATACAAAGAAATATCTCCCGAGTGCGTGTTGTAAGCAAAGTTATCAACAGGTGCAGGAGGATTTGTATTCCAAGTAGTAGACCTCCCAAAACCAACTGCTGTTGGATTTGAGAGATTTACCGTAATATAATAGGAGTTAGAGGAGGATTCGACTGACTCTACAAAATTACTGGCATTCAGAATTCTAAACTGATCAGTAACAATCGCTGACATCTTTTATCTTTTTTTATGTATTTATAGGTTATATGTTAGAAAGTTTTCTAATCGCTCCACTATTTCTCAATCCAAAGGTTCTTCTTTGAATTGATGGGAATGTTGATAATCCAGAATCAACAGTTAATCCTGTGACTCCGATAGAAATTGGATTAGATCTTGCAGTGTAATTATATATTCTACCCCAGGAAATATTTCCTAATGGCATTGCGGTAGATCCTGTGGTTGCGATTCCAACAACAGCACTAGTGCTGTGAATATTACACAATATCTCAGCATCTGGTCCAAAATTAACCTTAGAATTTACAATATAAACATTATCTAAGAAAGCAGTACCTATTGCAACAATCGAAGAATCTTCGCTGTTAACAGAAGTTACGCCAGTTCCAACTGTTGTATTGTAAACAAGTAATGGATAACCAACTTGCAAGTCATTAGCGTCTGATGCATTTGCACGGAAATTAATCTTAAGTGCAAGAGGATGACCACCAGTTCCTGTTGATGTGCTGATTCCAGTAATAATTCCAGAGAATCCTTGGATATTTTGGATTCCTGCAATTAATTCTTTGGTCATTCTAGGAACTTCTGCAATAATTTGTGGTGGATTTGTATTTGTATATCCAAATCCTGGATTTGTTATAGTGATAGAAGTTACCGAACCGTTAACAACAGATGCTGTGGCAGTTGCTGTTGTTCCAACTCCAACTCCAATATGAGATGGAGCAGCAAATTTAACAGGAATTGATGCAGTAGAATATCCAAGACCAGGGTTTGTAATTGTAACTGCACTTATTGTTCCTGCAATTGATACTGTTGCAGTAAATGCTGCCGAAACGGGATCAGATCCCTGAACAATCAATCCATCAACGGTATTAATTGTAATTCCATAATTATTTTCTTCATAGTTGAAGAACTGTGCATCATCAACAAATATATCTGTTGATCCTGAATTTATATCTCCAATAATCTTTCCTGTTGGATAAATTTGTGGTTCAAGAGAATCTCTTGTCTTATAAACAATATCACCCTTGATGTACTTATCACTCTTTTGCTTGATCCAATCAAAAGGTCTGAATATCGTTTCATCAATACCAGTACCAACATAGATGTCGGTTTCAATGGTATCAGATCCTAAAAGATCTGCAATGGTTCTCTGGCGAAGTTGATTTACGGTTTGTTGATATAGTGGATGCTTTTTAACAAAAACGTCATCACCAATCTTGATGGTTTCATTTATGTCTATCAATCTAACATCAATGCCATCTTGACCAACATAGAAGAAGATGTCAACTTTATCTGATACTTTTGGTGCTTCTGTGAATATAAATGATGTTCCACCACTAAATTGATATGCAACTCCTGGTTGTTGTAGTACACCATTAACAAATATAATAAGAACGGCATCAAGATCAATAGCACCAGAAAGAGGATTATTTGGGTCAATTTCAAAACTCAACAATTGACCATTGTAATAAAGTGGGAATCTTGTTCTATATCCATCTTGGAGTAATCTTGTATTATCAATATAATCCATTTCTCCGAACGACCATGAGGAGAAGAAGTCATTAAAGGTTTCTACAACTTCAAGTTGGAAATCTGAAACTGGTTCTGCATAATCTTTTGCTGTAACAAGTCCAACAACTTTCATAACATCACCAACTTGGAATCCATATCCAGGTCTTGTGATTTCAAACGAATCTACAATGAATAGAGTTGATCCAATACCAACATTTGTACTTGCCGCACCTATTTTAACGTTGAGCAGAAGGTTATTTCCAGTTTCGGTGGTTGCACCAATACCAAGTCTAGAAACTCCAATAACTGGCATGTTTTCATAAACTGGTTGTGGAATATCAATGTATGGTTCAACATATCCAGATCCACCACTGTTAATTACAAATCCAAGTGTTCCACCAGCACCAACAACTGCGGAAATGCTTGCCGCTGTTCCAGAGTGATTTGGATCAGTAACTCCAATCGAAACTGAATCTCTATATCCAGAACCATTATTCAGATCAAAGTACTCATAAACAGTACCAAATCCAACGTAATTGTGTACAATCGTGCTAGGACCAACATTAACTGTTAATGATGTAGTTGAAAGAATATTAACAATATCATAAGCGCGGTCAATTTGATTTGGTTGATCTTCTGGGAAGAATGAGGTGATTCCAGGATTGGTTGGACAAGTGAATGCTAATCCAACTAATTTTACTCTATCACCACCACTCAAACCGTGTGCCGATGTGGTTTCAATTTCAATAATACCGGAGACATTATCATAAGATGCTGTGCTAACTCCCAAACTTGCCCCAGTAATTGTGGTTCCAATGCTAATAACATCAACAATAGAACCAGATCCATCAAGAACTGCTCTAACCTTTGCCCCTACAAGAGGTGCGTAACCGAGACCAGGAGTAGATCCGAGAGAAACGATTAAACCACCTCTTGGGAGTTGATTCTGGTTGATATCAAAGTCAGATTTAATGTATGAACCGTCTGTGGATGTAATTCCAGTGAAGACAACACTAGAAATACCAGCAACAGTATCATTTTCATACTCGTAGTTATTACCAGAATTGTTTATAGTAGTTGGTGTCTGGAATACTCCATTAATGAATAGGATGCCATTACCAACATCAACACCAGTAGTATTGATACCTTGAACGGTTAATGTATAAGTTTTTCCAATACCAGTGAAAGTATCAGAAATATCATCAAAGACCATATTCGTGTCATAATTTGATCTCAGGAAAGTTCTTCCAGAATATTGTGCCTTCACATATGGAAGGTTGCTTTCGTTTCTTCTCGCTCTTGAATTTCCTTTTGGTGGATCAATAAACCAAACCTCATTACCTACAATATTGATGGATCCTCTATAAATCTGAACGTTTGTCCCATCAGTGTGAGTGGTTGCTGCACTTCCAACAGATCCTCTTATAACAGATACTGTTGGGAATGTGGCAGCACTACCTGCTTGGATGATTCCGTTAATTGGACCGAGAAGAGCTCCACCAACGTTACTGCTAATTCCAACTTCAACAACCTTCATGTACTCATCATCAATCTTGATGAGGTCTCTTGGTTGAATTGAAGAAATTCCAGTAAGATTAAACGTTGCAATACCAGCAGAAATAGAACCACTATTATAATCTAGTGTATGTGATATTGGTGTATATGTAATTGGTTGCTGAACAATTCCATCAAGAGAAATAACACTCTTAGAAAGTTTCTTGGTAAGTTCAAATTCATGAGCATTACCGACACCAGCATCCGTAAATGTTACATAAATTCCAGCATTTGCGTATGCTCTTTGTGTTGATAACCTGAATGTATCTGGGGTAATTGCGATAGGATAAACTCTTTCTGGTAATCTATCAGTAACAACTCCAAGATAGTTTGCAGTTGCTCCAATACCCATTGCACTTTGACCAACACCAATAAAGGATGATTTTGGTGTATAGATTAATTCCTCACCCGTATTGAAGAAGTGGTTTCTAATTGTAAAGACACCAGTTCCAAAATCAACAACATTCGTATCAGATGGTGAGAAGGTCTTCTTATAGATCGGAATTCCCTG